CATTGACAGTTACAGGTGTAGCAACACCAACTCCAACAACTGCTGATGTGTTCTCAGTAAGAAATCTTGGAATAAATGGTGGTAGTGAATATACTGTCAAGCAAAATCGTTCGATTGATGCATTTGGATTACAAAACTACACTACATCAAGTGGTGCAAGACATGCTAGATACTTATCAGCAGCATCACCAGAAGCAGATCTAACATTGATTGCAAATATAGTTTACATGGTAAACATACAAGCAACACAAACATTAATCGTTACACTGCCAGCTGCACCACAAACAGGTGACATTGTAAGAATGATTGATGTAGGTGGTAATTTGAAGTATGATACAACATTAGTTCTTAGAACTCCTGAGACTAGTGGAACACCAATACAAGGTGATTCAACAGGAACACTATTTGGAGATAGATTAACTCCATATCCATCTGGTGAACTTGTAGTACAAACTCCAAATGCAGGATTTGCACTAATATATCTTGGATCTGTTGATAGTAATGATCAAATAGGCATACCAACCAGCGTACAAGGTTGGTGGTTAATGGAGGTATAATTAATGCCAAGTTACAACCGTATAAAAGCGTCAAAAGCCAGTCCAATTGGTACAATAATGCCATGGACTGGTAGTACAAGTGAATCAGCATTGTCTCCAGATTCAGTACCTAAGGGTTGGATAGTATGTAACGGAGGTCAAATAAGAGCAAAAGATTATCCTGTACTCGCACAGGTATTAGGTAATTTATATGGTCCTGTGGTAGAAGCTGGTCAACCATTCGTTGGTATAACTAATTCATATCCATCTTATAATGATGACGATGTTTTTAACTTACCATTATTAAATCAACAAGTACTCATAGATTTAGAAAGTAATTTATTAACAGGACAAGAACTAAGTATATTTGGACAATATGTTTCATTAAATGGTTTTGAGGGTCAACAACCAGTATCCAATGTATTATCATATATTGATGCACAGTTTACATCAAATGTTGAAGCAGAATTATCAGGAAAAATAAAGGGTATTTCTATCGAAGATCCGTCATTTTTTGATACTATTAGAACTATACCAAGAAAATTAGGTATTGAACATACTGCACCACACACTCATCCAAGACCAACAAATAGTTTCTATCCATCTGTAGAATTAGCTGGTAGTTATCTAGGTGTATTTGAAGCGGGAAGATTTGATGTTCAAGATAATGAGTATGGAACTGGTTCTGATGCAGGACTTACTAACATAGAACCATTAGCAGATAGTTATAATCCTGGTACAATTACTTGGACTGCTTATGATCCATCAGCAACATCATTAGTTGATTGCAATAATCATCAACATTTTGGTGCAGCATCTGATGTTATACCAATAGTTCCAACTGTTGATCGTGTTGTTTCAACATATGCATTTACTAATGAATATGTTGATGATAACTCATGCACATCACAGGTGCAACAACCAGCTGTTACTGCACCATTTCCACCACCTGGTTCATATCTAGGACAAAGAAATTTTTATGTATCTGAACAAGTTCCTTTAGCAAGAAGAGGCAGTGGTGTTGTACCACCAACGACAGATCCAAACGATTATTATGGTGCAGTTGGAGTAGGAAGAGATTATCCTTATCCTGTTACATTAAATCATAATGGTGATGCATTTACGTCTAATAGTTTAGGATCTCACAATCACTTCACGATTGATATATCAATGACTAAAGGACAGATGAATATCCCTACTACTATACTCATAAATAATATGACTACTGGAAACATAGAACCTATCAATGTTAACAGGGCACTTAGTGTACAGGTAAATCCTAATACACCATCCTTGGTCACTTTGTATATTATCAGAGCATACTAATGGCAGTATTATATTCAAAAGAAAAGGGAAAAGTAGGAACACTTACTGGTTCTATTATAAACTGGTCTAATCAATTAACATCATCAGATCCAGAGGATCCAACAATATATGAAACTCTTCCTGCTGGTTATTTAAGATGTGATGGATCAGTTTATGATGCTGGATTATTTCCAGAACTTGCTACTGTACTAGGTACAGGAACAAATTGTAGATATAAAAAACCAGATACAAATTTACTTGATAATCAATTTCAAGTACCTGATCTTGGTGCTAAATCTACCAAGACGTCATTTTCTTCTAACTTAGGAGATTATCAGGATACATATTTGTTTAACGATGCTAACCAAGAGATAACAAAGTCAGGTGTTGGTTTAGAGGTTAGTAGTAACATAGGTACATCATACGAGATACAATATCAAGGTAATTTTTTCTTACCAGCACAGACGATTGAAATTACTGGTCAACCTGGTTTTGCTAAGTCTAGTGGTAACTATACAGAAGAGACAGAAGTATTACAAAATCAATTTCAACCACATGCTCATTTCCATGATGGCAAGAGATCAAGAACTGCATCACCTTCAACTGAATTTGGTTTATTTGGTAGAAACTCATATACATCTAAATCTACTTTGTGTATTATGCCATGGGCAAATAACACAAGACAAGAATTATGTAAAGCAACAGCATCTAAAAATATTACTGCAGTTCAACCACAAAATGATTCAAACACCTGTGGTTTCTCATTTTTTGGTGGTTCTTCACAAGAATTATATGAGTGGTATGGTGCTTGTTGGACTGGTTGTACATTTGATCAACAATATAAATGTTTAATACCTGGCGATATTCCTGAGTTAAATTCTAATGGAAATGGAATACCAACAGGAAATATCTTACAGTTTGGATGTTCAACTGTTGGAAATCAAACAGGATTTCCAATATACTATAGAGAAGATCAGCAACCACATACAGGATTTTGTGGAAACATTCTTTATACTGGTGAAATGACCTGTAAAACTACAGGATCATGTGCTATTGGAGGATCAGATTGTGATGGATATGCTAACCCTGCTATTAGAGGAGGTAACATATATTCTAAGGTAGGACCTAATTATACACCAAGTCTAGTAGCAGCAGCAACTCAAGTTCCGTTTGATTCACAAGCAAACTCTGTTACATATGGTGCACTTAATAATACTGTGGTTGATGTAGAGGAATTTGGTAATGAATGTATACACAAACATTTTGTTCCATTCAATCAAGAAGCACATACATGGAATGTGGTAACAAAACCAACCTATATTCCTGCTGATGCAATAACATCAACAGTCACTATAGATGTTAACACAGAAAATAAAGCAGATGGTTTTATACAACCATTCTTAGTTCAAGAATTTTTAATTAAATATTAAAATGGCAACATACAGGAATTCATACGCTAATTATTATTCCGATAAGACTGGAAATCACTCTCCTGTCGGAACAGTTCTTCCTGTGTTTGCTGATCTTAATTTAGCATCACAAGATCCTGAGTATACATATCCACAACATTTATATTGTGATGGTAAATCATTATTGATTCGTGATTATCCAGAATTATACAGCATCATTAAAAATACTTATGGTGGTGCTGCTGCACAAAATATAACTCAACCAGCACAACCTGGTGGTTTAAGAAGATCATATATTATAAACAATAAACTATTTTTTCAATTTTATTGGGACTCTACTAACAACAAAGCAAATGTAAAAAGACCATATCCATATGGTGCAGTGTTTAGATTTTCTCTTGGAACAAATCCATATGGATCATTTCCAATCACTGGTATTTTTAATCAAACTACATTCTATCAATTAATACAACCAACAGAAGATGTTACTGCACAAGCACAAACAAATGAATTTGCATATGAGTTAGTATTACCAGATAGCGTTGATTTAACAACAGTAACACAATCTGATTATAACATAGTATTTACAACTGGTTCTAATGCTCCTACATCACATGTGATTGATGTTACTAATACAGGTGATACCGCATATGTTTTGACTGGTAATGATAGAGATGGTTCTGTTTCTGGTAATAATCCTACTGTTACTGTTGGTGTGGGTGATATAATTCAATTTAATGTTAATATAACTGGTCACCCATTCTTAATCAAAACTGTAAATTCTAATGGAACTGCCAATCAACTTCCAAATTATACTGGTAGTGGTAATGGTGTAGTAGGAAATGGTG